ATTTGAATAAATTGATTTGAATTATGTTGTTTTCAGATTACTTTCATTTAAGTATTTTGATTGCATTCAGCTGAATTAATGTATATTAATTCTTATTAAACAGTTTCTATTTTCTAGGTGGAAGAATGGTGGAAGAATTACATTTCACTAATTTTCTTCCACCATTCTTCCACCCAAATATACTTAGAAACATTCATTTCACTGCAATAATAGCTACTTATTTAAATTCTATTTTTATACATTCTATCTACTATATACTGTACATATTCTATTAAAATTTATATAACTAAAATACAAACTTATTTCATTTTCTTAACATGTTCAGAATAATAAACAAAATGAAGGTAGAAAAAGTTATAATTTCATACCTTCATTTTATTTATTATGTATCAATTTGTCATTTTCTTATTTCAAATTCTTAAAATATTCTTCTAATAAATTTAAAATATCACCATCTACTTCATCATCCTTACTACATAGTGCTGACATTAAACTTAATATTGAATTTTTATGTGTATTCTTTAAAAATTCTTTTGTTTAAAATCTCTGATATTATTTTTTTTTACTAATACATTATAGTGTGTACACTTATCTATTTTCTCCGCTTCTAAAAACTCTCTTCTTTAGTAATCTTTTTAATACTGTAAATATAGTTGTATCTTTCCATTCATATTTTTGTTCCATAGACTTGGTGATTTCTCTTGATATTAATACCTTTTCTGATTCCCAAATATATCTCATAACTTTTAATTCCGCTTCTGGTAATTTACTAATTTTCATAGTATACATTCCTTTACCAATTTATGTATATGTTAAATTCTGTATCAATAAAGTTTTACAAACAAAAGAATTAAGGTAAATAATTACATTCGATTTTTACTATATCATTCTTTTAAGTTTCTATAATACTCATCTAATAGGTCTAACTTCTCTTTACTTACATTTTTATGTGTAGTGGTAAGTGAACGCATTATTTTTATGCTTTTACTAGATTTTAGTACCTTTTTCTTAAAAGTATAATATTCTTTACTATCTATTATTTTATAATGAGATTGAGAATTTATAATATATCTAGCCAAATACCTTTTAGCAACTAGCCTTTTTAGTAGTATTTTTATTGTACTTTTATGCCATCCATAAATCTGTTTTATTTCTTTTACAATTTCTTTTTTAGGCATTAGAGTGTCTTTTTTCCATAAATACTCCATTACTATTAATTCTGCTCTTAATAATTTTTCTATTAATATTTCTTCTTTCAATTTATGTCACTTCCTTAATTCTTCTAACTTAAGTTAATAATAGGAGCTTTTTAAGACAAAAACTAGAGGTAAGTTTTACCAAATATTCTACATATTTAGTCTGTTTTTTTGAATGTAAAATAATATTCATATGTATAAATTTGTTTAATTTACAAACAATGCTACCAAACAATAAATAGCTCTATTGTATTATTTTAGTTGTAGAATAGCACTAAATCGTTAGAATCAAAGAGATTTAGTAGCACAAAGCTATATAGGCTAATGCTTATAAAATAAATTATAAGTTATGTTAACAAGTTACTAAAAGCATATTTTATTTTTGTTTTTATGAAAGTTTTTTAGGTATGTAATAATATATATCTTTTAAAATATGTATTCATATATACATATTTTGACTTATTATACTGATAGTTCATATAATTATTTTGATTTTATAGATACACAGTTAGATGATTTTATACTAGAGCATAAAAAAATGTAGTATAATCTTGTTTATATCAAGTTATGGTATTGGTAAGTAAGTATAATTAAATAGACATTATTTTCTGAGTCCTCTTTTTATTTTCATCTGCTTTTAAATAATATTATTGACATTGATATGACTGTAGTTTTCTTTATTTTAATCCATTTCTTATATCTTTTCTAACAAGAAATGTCATTTTAAATCATTTCCATAAATTGTAAAATAATAGTATATTTGTCATAGAAAGTGATTTTTTTGTCTATATATGGTAAAATATAGAAAGTAGAAATTAACAAAATAAAAATTTATATATTATTAATTTTATATGGAGGGGAAATAAATGAAAAATAAAAAAGGATTTACTCTAGTGGAATTATTAGTAGTAATTGCTATAATAGGAATATTGGCAATAGTAGCACTTCCAGCATTATTTAAAAATATAGAAAAAGCAAAGATAGCTAAACTTGAAGCTGATATAAGTGCAATAAAAAGTGCGTCTCTTAGCTACTATGCAGATGAATCAAAATATACTGAAGGAAACATAATATGGTGGACTAAAAAAGATGGAAAAATAACAGTAAACTCTGGTATTGGTGATGAAGACCCTTTGGCACATAAAATAGAAAATTTAGGCATGCCTTATAATGGTTCGTACACTTTAGTGTCATCTAATGGTAGTGAAGAATACTTAGAATTAAACATAATTATAGATGGAGAAATAAGTAAAAGTGGTCTAGATAAATTAGAAGAAGATTATGGTAGTTCAATAAAAATACCAAATGATAAAAATATGATAATAACTTTTTTATCTAATAAATCAGACAATTAAAAATAAATATATAGGTCTGATAATTATTGTTAAAGTAAAAAGAGTTGGTTATAAAAATGAAAAAAGCACTCCTCAAGAATAGAATGCTTAGTTATAACTACAGAAGTGTATTGGCATACACTTCTATTTTTTATTATATCACATAATTTAAAAATACCTATTCAAGTTGTTTTTAAATTATGTTGAGTAATATTCTTGATAGTTTATACATTAATGAATTTCAAAAAAATAAGTACTCTTTATAATAAAAAGTACTTTAGTGTATGTTAATGTCCTATCTAATAAAATTGTAACATGCCTTATGCTTTAGTATGATAATTTTCATTTTCTTTATTGTTGCAACTTATACTATAGTTTTGCTAATTTATCTGCAAACACAACTTCTTTATTGCATGTGTATCAACCAAAAACATCAGAATACTTACTTAATACATATGCAAAATCGTATCTTTCATCTATAGTATTCTTATTTGACTATATAACAAAAAATGAATCGAGATATGCCTTTTTTATAATTGATTTTCCATTTTTATCATTAGATATATTTTATAAATTCTAGCATATCATTTGTTATTTTCTGATATGCTATTGATGTTTTAAATCTTCTATTTGTTTTATTATTTTTTACTTTTCCAATTATACCTTTATAGGAGTTATATTTATGTGATTTATGAAAAAATGCTATGCATTTAAGTTCTAATTTTTTGATAATACATCTAACTTTCTTTTGATTAATAATGATACCACTGTTTTTTAATGTGGCTTCCCTGAGACACACATCTTTTTTAAAAACTCAAGCTCATCTTTTAAAAATTTATTTTCATATTCTAATTCTTGTTCTCTTGTTAATTTATTTTTTCTTTAGTGTTTTTGTTTTTATTCATTATGGTCTTCCTTTCATTTTAGAAAAGGCATCAACACCACTATGTAAAAATTTTTATTTTCATGTTGCTATAACTGTGCTATTGTTTATTCCAAAATACTTAGCGATTTATTGTACACTATATTTAGTTATCATCATATAGTTTATAACATCTAACTTGAACCATATAGTATAGAAAATTTTTTTATTTTTAGTTCACTCTCTCCTAATATATTAACCCATCTTTCAACTTGAGAATGGTCATAAACTCCATATTGTTTTACTATTAAAATATCTCTTCCTTCTCTATTCAAATAAAATTTAGCTACTTTTAATTTGAAATTAAAATCATATTTAGTCATACATAAACATCTCAAGCATTAGATTTTTGCTCTAACAATTATGGTGCAGTATAAATATTGTATAATACTGATTTTCTATTGACAAAAGAATATAAAAGAGATATATTTGTATCATAAAGATATAAATATATCTCTTTTAAAATTACTAAGGAGGATAAAAAATGATTCAGAAAAAATTTTTTATGGGTTTTTGTGGTTTCCTTGGATTTTTAAGTCTTAGATATTTTTCATCTGGCAATGTTGCTGACCTTACATATATTGGATTTTTTGCTTTTTTCTCAAACTTTATTATAGCAAAAATAAATGGTGATAAAGCAGATGAAAGGTATGTACAAGATGAAAAAGCAGCTATGGCATTTACAGGACAGCTTGCTATTATAGAATTATTCATTTTATGGTGTATTACTATAGTGTCTAGGAATATAGAATTAATGTGTGTTTTACTATCAATTACATATGCAATCACTTTAAATGTTTATGCTATAAAACTTTATATTTTAGAGGAAAAATAATATGCCTAAATTCACTTGTAACCTAAAAAAATATAGACAATTAAAAGAATTAACTCAAGAACAATTAGCAGAAAAAGTAGGAGTTAGAAGAGAAACCATTATGCGTTTAGAAGCAGGAAAGTATAATCCTTCTTTGAAATTAGCAATAGATATATCAAAAATAGTAGATACACCTATTGATGAATTGTTTATTTTTGATTAGTTTTTGCATTATTAAAAATGTGTTTTAAATACAAACTTAAATTCAATTTTTAAGTCACTCCTGACAGAGGGGCTTTTTATTTTTTCAAATAATTTAAAGTTCATATATAAATTTATTAATTATTCAACTAGATATGTTGAATGATAACTAATTCTATTGTATTATTAATCTGTAGAATAAAACTAAATCGGCAAAACTAGAGAAATTTAGTGACGCAAAGCTATAGGGACTAACGCTTATAAAATAAGTTATGTCAGCCAGTTGCCAAAAAGATATTTTCTTTTTGTTTTTCATGAAAGTTTTTTAGGGGGATAAATACATTATATGTTTAGAGATAAAATGGATAAATGTACACATGTATTGACTGCTTATATTGGTAGTTCATATGATTATTGTGATTTTATAGATACACAGTTAGATGATTTTATACTAGAGTACGGAGAAAAAGTTGTGGAATCTTGCTTGCATCAAGTAATGGTATTGGTAAGTAAGTATAATTAGATAGACATTGATTTCTAGAGAACCCTTTTTAGTTTTATCTACTTTTAAATAATGATATGTTAAAAAATTAATTAAAATATCTTTGTAAGAAAGGATAATAATATAAATGTGCTTTAAGACTTATATACTAAAAAGAGTTGTAAATAACAAACAACTAGAAATAACTCGAAGTTTTGAATTAGATAATCTCATTTGTACTGCAACAGAGATTTTGAAAGATGATGAGATTGATTTAATAATTATTGATGAAAAAAATAGTATTGTTTGGAGAAATGAAAAAAGCACTCCCCAGCAAGAGAATGCTTAGTTATAGCTATAGAAGTGTACTACGAATACACTTCTATTTTTTTATTATATCATAAATTATTCATAGTATTAAGTAAAAATAGAGCTAATACAATCAGTTTTAAAATAGCTTGAATAGCTTTCTTGAGTTATTTACCTTTGCATAAATTATTGAATATTTGAAATAAAAAAAGATAGGTTTACCCCTCATCTTCAATCAAATTAAAGTCTATATTTATAGTATATAATTCTTTACTTCTATCCATTTCAAATATTGATATTTCCATATCATATGATTTATTATAGGATTTATCATATATATTCTTACATTTAATATTAATTGTACCCGCCTTAATATTTTTCCTAATATATATACCATCTTCATTATTTTCTCTAAAATTATCTATAAGTTTACTAGATAATTCCCTAATATACATTTCAGTATATGCGTTTAAACCTATCTCAACTTCTTGTAAAGAAGAAATATATTCTTTCTCGACTTTAATATTTTCGTTTTCATCAAATTCATCAAAGAAATTATTACATACTTCTAAATCATCATCTGTTAAATATTCAGTTTTAACTATATTCAGAGGTTTTTCCCAAAATACTTCTATTTGTATTGCTGCTTCTTTCCCTACATTCACAAGTGTTAATTCTATAATATCTGAACATCTTGGCACTTCGCTTGATGTCTTAATTTCATTAAACATACAAGGACTACCATAAGTTTTATACAAATATGCATTTTTCTTAATAGGAATAACCTTAGGCTCTCTTTCCATAGATATACTTTCTTTTAATTCTTCATTATCTTTTTTAGCCATTTCTCTAGTTATCAATATAGCACCTAATGTTGCTAACCCTCCAAATATACCACCTAAAAAACTGCCCCAAAAACTTAACCACTCACCATCTGTTGAATTATGTGTTTTTATATCCCAATATAACACCCTATTTATTAACGATGGTAAGCCAATACATATAATAAGAATTGCTATTACACTTATAAATATGGTTAGTATCTTATGCTTTTCAATCCAACTTTTATTTTTATTGTTTATATTGCTCATTACTTTCCCTCCGTTCTATAATATATATTTTACCATTTTGTACAAAATGGTAAAATATATTATGGGATAAATATTATTTGGATATAAACTTTCCTTTTGTATTAAGATATTATCAATCTCTTATTTTATCTATAATATGTTATTTTTAAGCCTAAAAAAGAGATAACTATTTTAATCCTAGTTACCTCTTTTTATGTTATTTTGGCCATATAGATATACCTATTGTAATAGCCATTGTAGCAATTCCTATTATAGTAGTTATACATAATGCAATAATCCATTTATTAGTTGAATCAATTCTATCTTCTATACCTTTTATACTATTCTTTATTTCACTTACATCCTTTTCTGTCACCTTTTTATGTTCGTTTATAGCTTCTTTTAAATCGCTTTTTAACTCAATTCTTTCTCTAGCTAAATCATTTTTTAGTTCTATTCTATCTTTGTCTAAATCATTCTTGTATTCTTTAAAAATACCCTTTATGTCATTAAATTGCTTATCTATACTTTCTTTTACTTCCTTATTATTTTGATGTACTCTTTTTTCAGTCTCTAATATTCTTTTTTCAGTTTCTAGTATTCTTTTTTCTTCTTCATTCATATTACCTACCTCCTCTGAAGTAGTAGCTAAAAACCAATTATCTCCAATACATTTATTTTTCTCCATCAAAGTACTATTTAAAGTATTATAATAGTCTGTATATTTGTTGATTTTACTTTTATCCTTGTTGGAATTAAACTTTATTACTTTTTCTTTTTCTTTATTATATTCACCCTTCATAACTATTCTTCCTCTATCATAGACTCTAAATGTTCAATTATTGATTGTATTTCTGATTTAGATAGTTCTAATTCCAAAGATTTTTTATCATTTCTAAATAGTTTCAAAATAAAATCATTTTCTCTAGCCAAAGAAGATATAGAATATAAGCCAATTGGATTGATTCTCTGAATATATGAGTTATCTAATATATCATATGTACTATTTGAAAAAGTATACAAATCATTTTTAAAGTTTTGGCTTATATTTACATTTTCACCTTCATTATAAAAGTCTTTCAGTTTAATTCCATACTCACCTATAAATTCTGGGTCTTCTCCCAAAATTTCATTTGCTTTAGCTTTAAATTCATGAATACAATGTGGCCAAGTTGGCATCTGCATATATAAATTAAGTAATAGTATTGTCTTTTCAAATATTTTGTTATCCTTTTCGTATTTTTTTATACAGTTAGGAAAATACGCTACCAAATTAGTCCCATTTTCATAAGCCATCTTAACTCCCCCTAAAATAATATTATTTAATACTATTCTACATTATAATTACTTTCATTGCACTATTATTTTTTATTCCTCCTCCTACCACTTATTGATATATACTCAACTGCTCTTCATATACCTGATTTTTTAAAGTTTGTAGATGACTTATGGTTATATTTAATATATCATTTTTTATTTTATAAATTGTTGTGATACTGTCATAAAATTGTAGTCAAAATGTAAAATATATTAACTCTATTGATTTTATTTATTTATAAACTCCAGTGCTTTATAAAGTGTATCAAATCTATCATTACCCTTTATCATAGTGTATCTTTCTTTAGTCATAGAACTTATCTTTTCACATGCTCCACCACCAACGACATATAAATTTTCTGTCTGACCTGGTACGTAATCTTTTATATCACATATCAGTATTTTTCCATCATTATAGCCCCAACCAACTACAGTTGCAGGGATTTTGTCAACTTCTCCATCATAAACGATTGTATGTTTGTACATGATTTTTCCCTCACCATTCTCTTTATTATCTATTGTCTTATTTAAAATACCTTCTGCTATTAACTTAGCAACTATGTCTTTATGTCTAATATAATAATCTGTATCTGCTTTACTATCTACGAAACATACTTCAATTAATATTGCTGGTGCTTTTGTATGACTAAGCCAATAAAGACCCCTCACATCTGATTTTGCACCCCTATTTTTAAATACAGTTGATAATTTTGAATTAACTCTTTCGGCATATACCTTACCATTGTTAGTTTTGTATATTGTCTCTGTACCCATAGGATTTAGAGTTGTTTTATTTGCGTTGAAATGGATTTGTACTGCTAAGTCTACATTTTGCCTATTTGCAATTTTACATTGTTCTGCTAAGTAGTTATTAGATTTATCTACTTTTCCAGTATACACAATAGCTCCACCTTGTTTCAACCATTTAACAATTAAATCAGTTAAAATTCTATTTTCTTTTCCTTCGTCTATATAGCCAGTTGCTCCTGTTCCTTTTCCACTTAAAGTGTGTCCTGGTACTATTGCTATTTTCATTATTTATCACCATCCTTCAACTGTTTGTAAACTTGATTTGCCCCTATTGCAACTCCCCAACATAAAATTCCTTGTAAAATTGATGAAGGATTAAATCCTAACATCCATATTGAAAATCCAATTCCTATCACAAGCAATATGATTGGAATGTATTTATTATCTAACTGTTTGTATTTCTTAAATCCAAATCCTAACACATTAAGAGCAACTACTAATAAAAGCAGTTGCTCTGGTATAAAACTTATTAAATTATCCATATCTTAACCTCCTAATTAATTAAAATATTCCTTTCTGTATGGCAAATATAAAGAACCCTACTAAAGTTGTAATTATAACTCCTACAAGCCACTTGAGTACTCCTGTCAGATTTTTTATATCACTACATAGGTTTTGTATTTGTATAGCAAACTTTGCTTGCTCAATCTCGATTCTATCAATTTGTTTGCCGTGTTCTTTTACTCTTGTTTCAAGTGTACTTATTTTTTCTTTCACAAGTTCTTCATTCATGAAAACCTCCTATTGCTTTGTATTAAAAAAAGAACATTACCTATTTTGTAAGTTCTGCTCCTTCTACTACCTCACTATGTTCTATAATGTAGTTTTCAACTGCCATCCTGTACTCTGTGTTAGTAACATCATCAAGTTCAAATACTCTATTTTTTAGAGGATTTAATCCCTTATTTAATATTCTCTCTGCTAATATTCTTACTACAACATTATTTATATTCATTATAAAATTCCTCCTACTTTCTCATTTTCATTTAATAAAATTTGATTTTCTAACTCTTGTATTCTCTTTTCTTCATCTGAAATAAATGTTGGTATTTCCTCTAAAATTGGTTCTTTTGTTTCTATATTTATACCTATAATTCTATTTCTTGTATAGTCTATACTTCCATACGGAATATCAACAAAATGTAATTCCGTTATTTCATCATGTTCTAATATATCCCCTGTTGCTTCTCCAGTTTGGAGTAATATTTTCCCGGTTTGGTCACATATAATTCTATTTCCTCTTTCCATTTAAATTACCACCTTTCATATTATTCATAAGCATACCATGTAAAACTTTCTCCGACTTTACAACGGTATACTACGCTACTACTATCAGTGTATTCATCTCGATAAGTATATAAAGAAAATTCTTTGCTAGTAATAGTTTTTACAAACATAAAAGCACAAAAACGATATTCTCCACTACTCTTAGGAACACGACCAACAGAAGCAAGTTGATTTAAATTATTAATAGCATAAAAATTAACAGTATACCCATTTCCATAAAAACAAAGTTTTTCAACAATGACAAGACTAGGGATGAAATTTAAATTAATAGGAACAGTAAGACTCTTAGCATAATTTTCAGCACTTGAATACCTTGAATAAAAATTTTCATAATCACTTTGAGTAAAAGTGTAAGTACCCTTAGCCCATCTTTTACGTTGGCTTAACTGATTATTTAAATTAGTAATCTGATTTTGAAGTTGTTCAGCAGTAGCATCTGAACTATCAAAACCTGTTTTTATTTTCTCTGATAATTCAACTAATGTATTATTTAAATTTGCTTCTATATTTTTTAATGCTAAAGTGTTTATAATACTTGTTTTTCCAGTTTTAAATCCTGCATTAACTTCAATTAGTTTAGAAGATATGTCTTGCAGATTCACATCTTCGGGCAATGGCATTATATTCTTACTTATACTTAACACTTTTTCTGCTGTAGCATTATTACTGTCTGTAACAACTATCTTAAGTGTGTGTAGTGCATTATCTTCTAGTGTATAGTTAATTGTTTTCTCTGTTGTTAAATCTGTTGTTATAGTTTCTTTTAACACATCATCTATAAAATATTCTATTTTTGTAAGCAATGTAGGGTCTGTGTGGTCAGCTTTAAATGTAGCTGTAATGGAATTATAAGAAGATACTGTTAAAAATGGTAATGCTTGTAGTAATGTTATTTTAGCATAACCATAAGCACCAGCAGTATTTCCACCAGATTCCATAACAACATTATCAAAATAATATTCAGATGTTGGTGTGTAGCCAGTAGGCTTATAACTATCTTTAGTTAATACGTAGCCACTTCCACCTCCACCTGCTCCCGCACCATTCATTCCTGCACCACCAAACCAGCCACCTCCACCGCCTTCGCCAGTTGAATCTTTAGCAGAACACCCTTTTCCAAAACTTCCGTTTTCTGTGCTTACACGACCAATACCACCTTGATATTGAGTACCGCCGGGACGATGTCTGTCGTTAGCACTATACCCAGTACCTCCTCTAATCCTCCTCCTGCACCACCAGTATAAGGAAATATGAACCCCGCCACCACCTGCGACAATTATACGAGATAGCAAACCTTGCTCATTATCCCAAGCACCACCAACAAGCTTATATCGTAGCACCACCACCGTACATAGAATAATAAGTACCCATAACTGTTGATTTAAATAACCTTTACCACCGCCATTAAAACCACTTTTAGTGTTATTACTCGTAGATGAAGAAGCAAAACCACTTTCGCCGACGTAAACATATAATGTAGTTTGTTTTTTTAATGTAATTTCACCTTTAGAATATCCGCCTTTAGCATCAGTATGCCAAGAAGAATTGTTGATACCTCCAGAAGAACCCCAGCATTCAAATTTATATTTGCCAGGTTTCAATATAACACTTTGTGGCGAACCATTGTACCCAAAGTTCCATTCTGTCTGCATTTTCTCACTCTCCTTTAACAATAAGTTATCAATTCATTTACACTTGTTGC